GTGGCCGAGCGCAAACCACGGTCGGAGATCTGGGACATCTTCAAGAAGGAGCTGCCTGGCATGTTGCTACGTGCCATTGATGGTTATCTGGACTTTGAAGAACGTGGGGGGCTGTGTCCGCCGGCAATGGTCAAGGCTGCAACGGAAGAATATCGCATGGAAGAGGACAGCCTTCAGCAGTTCATGAGTGAACGAGTAATCGAAATGCCGGGTGCACACTTTCCGATGCGTGACCTTTTTACAGAATACAAGAACTGGTGCGCCGCCTCCGGCGAGACCTCGGTGGTCGATACTGCAAATAAGCTCACTAGAGCACTCAAACAAGCGCCTTATAATATTTCTATAGGTTATGACAGTTCAAAGGTAAATGTCATGCAAAACCGCATTTTGAGGAGCTAAAATGGCAATTCCCGGTAAACCGGTAAATCCGGCAAAGATTCCCAACCTTTTTATATTTTGGCCACTTTCATTTTGTCAAAATTCCTAAAAGCCTAGGAAAACAGCCTTCATTTACCGGTTTACCGGGATATTATTTATTCTCTTTATAAATAGAAGAGAGATTATGGTAAATAGAGGGGGCTTTTGCAGGTTTAGCCGTTTTTGCCTCTGCGGAGCACTGCCTTTTCTCTCGTGTAGCGCCGCGATTTTCCGCAACATTTTTAGGCCGGTGTTATTTTGAATGCTATGTAACACACCTATAAAAAACCATACAAACACTAAGGAACTATAATGAAGGAAGAAACTAGAAAAGAGCCAACACAATATGCTTTGAGGATGGAAAAACGCCGTCTTGCTAGTGCGGCCAGAGTGAGGGAATTGCTGGATAAGGCGGACAAGGCGCAACAAGAACGCAAGGAGGCTTCCTTGCAGAGACAGCGCGAAAAAGCCGCGATTGAGCGCGAATTGGCGAAAATCACGCAACCTGCCGACAAGGCGCAGTTTGCAGTGCACAAAAAGCTAGTGCTGCAAGCGACTGCCAAAAACAAGGCAGGGAAGGCCGTAGGAGAGTGGACAGACCTCGATGCAAGACATTACGGCAATGAGATCAAGAACGGCCTAGAAATGGCAATGTGGGCCAAATACAGGGGAAGCAGCGGACACGCTCACCGGATCGTGGAAAGGACCGACGTGGTGCTTGTGATGCCGGGCGAATTGCGGTGGAAGAAGCAGACATAAAAAGACCCCTCCAGCCTGAAAAGACTGGAGGGGCTCCCCTTTATCAGTTGCCCAATTTTCCTAGCGAGGAAATAACGCACCATCGGGCTCAGTGTCAAGAGCGATGCGCGGCAAGAGCTCGCTATCCTCGGTGGCGTGCTGCTGGATCGGGCGCGACGGGCGATCCGGTGGAGGAGCGATGAAGATCGGAGTGTCGCTGGCCGGCGTATCGTAGGGGTGCAGGAAAACCGTGGGCTGGCGGTCGGTGAGGCGGGCTTCGAGGGAGATGATCCAGGTAAAGCTGGAGGCTTGCGTTACAAGGAGCGTGATAAGGAGTGCGTTTTTCATATTGGGGGTGGGTGGTGGGTAGTGGAAGAAGTGGGAGGGAATGGGAGGGGTTTGATTATTAGGCTGCGCGCTGTTGTCTGTATTTGAGCGCGTCCTCGATGGCCTCGTTAATGAGCTGGTCAGCGTATTTTTCTTGTCCCTTTATGATGCTTAAGGTGTACTGCATGTGAATCTGAGCGGCAAATTCTGGGTGCATATCGCCGTCCATTCTGTAGTTGGCGATTCTAATTTCGAGGAGAGTGGCGAGCTTAGCGGCGATGGTGGCGTTCATATTGAAGTGGTTGGTTGCGCCTGCCGTGATTGGCAGGCTGTGTTGTTACTATACCCCATCGGAGTACGACCGTCAACAGATAATTACATTATTTTTTCTTTTATTTATTCGGTGTTCATCGCATCACGTAACGCATCGAGGATCAGGCGTTGCGACCAGAGCGGTGGTTCGCTTGCTCCGCGTTCCCATTTCTCAATCATTCGCACGCTGAGGTTTGGGATGAGAGCACTGCATTGGACTTGGGTGAATGCGTGTTGGGCGCGAAAATCCACAAGAGATTGTGCAAAAGGTTTGCGTTTCATAGGAAAGAATGGTACACTTACGGAGGGGAAAAGTCAATAATTATTATTTTATTTTAATTATGGAAACCAAGCAAGAGAGACGCAATCGCTTATATAGAGAACGGTATGCAAAAAACGAAGCGATGCGAAATCGCTATCAGGTGAAAGCTCGGGCCGCTATTCCAGAAAGGAACGAGAAACGTAAAGAAAAGACTTTAAAGAAACGCAAAGAAAGCTGGAAGATCGCTTTTGGAAGGAAGGTCTACGATATTAACGCTTTAATCCTTGAATCGTATGAGCATGAAAAAACCATGCTGATGAAGCTGGAGGCTAAAGAATTGTTCTGGAAATCTGAAGAGGGTCAAAGTGCTTATAAAAGCTATTTAGGTCGTCGATATAGAAAACAAATGAGCGCGGAAGAAAAGGTGCGATGTAATGAGTTAAAAATGGCATCTTACTATAAAAGAATGCTAAAGAAAAAAGCCAATTGTGTACAAAAAGACAGATCATCAATCAAGCAAAAGCAAAATTTAAGAAGTAATTTCAGTAATTTGTTCAAACGATATAGAGAGACCAAAGTAGACAGAATGAACAAAATGATTGGATGTACTTGGGGGTTCTTTGCATCATGGATCGAATCAAAGTTTACCAACAAAATGAAATGGGACAATTATGGGAGCTATTGGCATATTGACCACATTGAACCATTAGCTGTTTTTGACGTGTACAATATTGAACACATGCGAAGAGCGTGGCACTACACCAACCTCAGGCCATTGAGTGTTAAAGAGAACAGGATTAAAAGAGACAAGATTATCACTCATCAGCCTGAGCTGATTATGACAATGCATTAGAATAACCATAAAAGTTTGGCGTTTTGATAGTTAATGTCGCAAAATTCATAGCCATTAGAAAAAATGCCGTCAATGACCCCAGCCGGGGTAAGAATACTAGTGCAGTGTTCATTTTGGCAGGTTTCCCGCTTGCGCGCATAAATCTTGTTTATGTAATTTTTTTACATTTGTTTTTTTACGCAAACTATTTGCGTTATGGCCGGGTTTCGCCATCCTGACGCATCGACACCGATCATCCAGTTTTTCAGGTAGCAGCTCCCGAGTACGTCGAGGCTCCCGAAGACGTGCTCGCCGAACGCATCGTGCGGCGGTGGCGGCAACATGCGGATCTGAGCCGGGCGCAGGCCATCGACATCGTCAAAGCCGAGTACGTGCGATTCCAGATTGAGCGGGAAGCGCGGGACCTCGATCACTACAGCTACGCCAAGGGAATTTCAGCCGTTCTCGCCTACATCGCCGACTCAGCCACTCCAATGGTCGAACTGGACGCGGTCGCTTATTGCTACGGGCTAATCGGTCGGGCCGAGGAGAGCATGGACCAGATCGCCAAGCGCCACCGGATCAGTAAGCAGGCGTTCAGTAAGAAGGTGGAGAAAACGCTAGAGAGTTTCCACCTCAAACCCAAACACGGGATGCGGCCACAACCGCAACGCCGCATTTACGAGTCAGTGCATAATGCCAAGTGGCAACACATCGAACAGGACGCGCCAAGATCATGACCACTTACATTGCAATCGACCCAGGGGTAAACGGCGGCATCGCTTGGGACGGAGCCGCGCTCCCTTCCTGCATGGGGATGCCAAGTAGCGACACAGAAATCGCCGAAGAAATCCACAACCTTTCTGATATACTTTGCTCTATTCGGGACAACCTCAAATTTATCATCGAGGACGTGCCGAAGTTCGTAGGCAAGGCGCTGCCAGGATCGACCATCTTTCCGCTCGCATTCAACTGCGGCTTGGTTCGAGGTATCGCGGTATCGCTGCAAATGCCAATCATCCTAGTCAGGCCGCAAGACTGGCAAAAGCATTTCCGTCTTGGCACCAAAGGAGACACCAGCGGCACGACCGAGTGGAAGAACAAACTCAAGGCCGAGGCGCAGCGGCGATACCCACACCTCAAGGTCACACTTAAAACAGCGGACGCTCTTCTGCTGCTCGCCTACGCACAAGAAAAACAACTCTAATCATGTTCACACCAATCCAACTAGAACCCAAAAAGAACGTTGCTCGGTTTAAAGGAATGCAGGTCGGCGAGGTGCGTGAGTTTGGCACATACACAAAAGCTCAAGCGACTTCAATGCTGCGCGCGCGTATGCGGAAACACATTCACGAGATCTACACGCTCGACACTTCGTCTGTCCCATTGAAATTTCGCCGCGACGCCTGATGCAACTAGCACTACCTAATTTTGATAGCTTCAGCATAAAGGAGCTGGAGGACTTCGCCGCCGTCGAGCTTTCGATGATGCGGGAGGAGGCACAGACAGCATCGACAATCAGCCAGACCGCATTCCAACGCGCTTGGAAGGTGGGTAAGGCGTGCGTCAAACTGAAGGAAGGGGTAGACGAGGACGACTGGGAAGCCTACGCGACCCAGGCTGTGGGCGCCGGGGACTATTATGCGGTTTATCGGTGTATGCGGCTCGCGCGGATGTCACCGGACAAGCCACCTCTGCAAAAGACCGGAAGTAGCCAGTACAAGCAACTCCAGATCGCGATGGGGCTTGAGTCCGCTCCAAAGACAACGCCGCGCAAGACCGACGTTCTCAAGTTTCAGAACCTGATGGCATCGCTCGGCTGCATCAAACGGTGGTGGCGCGAAGGGCACGTCATCGAGACGCTCGATGCGGAGATGATCGCCGAAATACTAGAAGACATGCAATTCCTGCAAACCATTTATGAGACACTCCAAAAGCAGATTCCCGAAGCCACCGACACCGCCGCAAGTGGATAGAGAGATCATGCTGGGCGAGGTGCCGCAGCGGATGCAGCAGACCATGGACATCTCACGAGAGACGGTCGCTGATTCGCAAGAGCGGCTCGGTGACACCGGCGTGCTCTTGCGTGAGTGGATCGAATGGTGCGAGAGCACTGGTCGCGCGGCACATGCTGCGGATCTGATCGAGCGCAGCCGTGCGGAGATGCGCAATCAATAACAGCATGGATGCAACCACCGCCGAGGACACACAGAAGAAACTGCAAGACCTGCTCGCGCGGGTCGCTGCCGGTCATCCGTTGTCCTATGCGGAGAGCGAGTTTCTAAAGGGCCGCACCATTCAGCCGAAATACCAAACGCTGAAGGATGTCGCGGCGTTCTACTCGGTTTCGCCTGAAGCTCTGCGTCGATGGGAAGAGAAGTATCCAGAGGCGTTTATTAAAGGGCCGAACGGCTACGACATCGAAAAGATCAAGGCCGCGCGGCAGCAGTTCTTGGCCAGCGGTAAGTACACGCGCTTAAACGACGGTGACACAATCAACGTCGAGGGCGTGCAGGACGTGGCGTCGCTTAAGGCACGCAAGATCCATCTGGAATGTCAGAAGCTGGCCACTCAGATCGAGATTCTACAGGCGAAGTACGTCTCGGTTGATGAGGTGCTGGCTCAGGTGCGGGCGGTCATGTATGCGATCAAGGAGAAGATTAAACGCGTTCCGCCGGAGATGGCTTACGAGGTGAGCGGAGTTTCGCCGGCTGAAGCGGAAGAGCGGCTGTTTGCCTGCATCGACAAGATTCTCCGAGAGATGGAACACGAAGATTACGTGAAAATCGAGGAGCAACTTAAGGCGAAGAAGGTGGACGTTGAAATGATGGAAGTCGAGATCGCGCCGGCTGAGCCAGAGAAGCGAGGGAGATCGCGCAAAAACTGATGGCATTCTCGATCTACTCACTGATGTCGGAGGTTTGGCGGCCAACGCCAAAGCTCCCGGTGGACGAGTGGCTGAGAACGCACGTTCGCTTCGAGCGCGGGCCGATTCTTGGGTCATTCGACGTGCGGAACTCGCCGTGGATTAAGGCGCCGCTTGAAGAGCTGCGGAATCACGAGACGCGCGAAATCATCTGCGCGTGCTCGGTGCAAAGTGCGAAAACCGCTTTGGCTGAGGGAGCGATGTTGTACTTGATCGCGGAAGAAGGTGGTGACATGTGTCTCTACTTGCAAACCGACGAGCACGCGGACGAGTTCTTGGACACGCGGTTTAAGCATCGCATTTTGGACTGCAAGCCGGTGCGGGCAATGCTCAACAAAGGGGACAAGAGCATTCAAAAGCGAACGGTGGCGTTCGCGCACATGACCCAGTACGTGATGGGTGCCAGCAACATCCACAACCTCCAGTCAAAAGCTGCGCGCTACGTCATCGGGGACGAAGCCGCATACTGGACGCACGGGCACATCGACGAGTCACGCAAGCGCACAACCTCGTTCGATGCGCGCAACTCCAAGCGGATTTACGTCTCAACGCCGATGAACAACAGTGGCGAGTTTTACGAGAGCTTCACCGCCGGATCATGCAGCGAATGGCACGTCGCTTGTCCGGCGTGTGGCGAAAAGTGGCCGATGGTGCTTGGGCAGCTCAAGTGGGACGGCGAAGGCGCCAAGCTCGCCGATGGCAAATACGACCTCGCGCGCATTAAAAACACGGTCAGATACGAGTGCCCTTCGTGCAAAGTCCACCTCAAGGACGAGCCGCAAGTTCGCCGGCAGATAGCAAACAGCGGGTTCTATCAGAATCAAAACTCGGCGCCTGACCCGCGCGTAAAGAGCTACCATTGGAACGCTCTTACGGTTCCGTGGGTTGCGTGGGACACGATTGCCAGCGAGTTTTTGAAGGCCGAACACGCGCGAAAACTGGGTGATTACTCGCCGCTCGCGGAGTTTGTACGGAAACGCCTAGGCGAGTTCTGGGATATGCGGGAGTTCCAGTCCGAAGAGGTCAATTTGTCGGGCGGATTCGCGATGGAGGAGCCGTGGGATCAAGAGTTCCGCCGTTACATGACCGTAGACGTGCAGCGCGACTATTTCCGCGTCATCGTGCGGTTGTGGGCTGAGAACGGAGAATCTCGACTGTTTTACGCTGGCGAGCTGCATACATGGTCGCAACTTGCCGATCTACAGAAGAGATTACAAGTTAGCGACAGGCGCGTGTTCGTCGATTGCGGCTTTGAGCGGTACCAAGGAGAGGTTTACCGGCAATGCGCGGCCAATAATTGGATCGCATTGAAGGGCGACAGGGCGCAGTTTTTTACGTGGACACTGCTAGACAAGCGGACCGGTCGCAGTCGGTCGGTCAAACGTCCTTATTCGCAGATCCAGCACGTCGATTCCGGCGTAGGACTTGCAAGATCCAAGGTGCGCAACGCTAGGCAGGCCGACTTGTGTGACCGTATTATGTGGTCAAGCGACTACATTAAACTGGTTCTGCATCGGCTGCGCGCAGGCCAGGGTGCATCGTGGCAGATCGCGCACAATGCGCCAAAGTGGTACTTTAAAGAGATTCAGAACGAGGTCTTTGTCACCGAAAAGGACAAGCGGACCGGCAAAAACAAGACGTTCTTTAAAAAGCTCGGCGAGAACCACTCGTTCGATGCGGAGGCAATGCAGGTTCTGGCCGCCTGCATCGAAAAAATCATCGGGCAGGCCGAAATCATCACAAACGACGTGGAGGCTGTCAACGCTTGACAGGCTGAGTGACTTTATGGGCGGACCTTCGATTTTACGTTACGCTTCGCTGCAATATTGCGAAACTCTTTACGATCAGTGCTTATCGGCGCTGACCGAAGGGCAGGGCACCATCGTGATCAGCACGTCGGGCGGCGGTGAGTCCGAGACCCGCGCGTCTGGCACGGACGGCGGCATTCCCGTAATGGCTTTGATGCGGGCTGTAATGCGGCGGATGCACCAGCTCGACCCAGTCAAGTACCCACTTATTTCCAACCGCCTCAAACCTGACTTTTCAACCTTTCCGCTATGAGTTTTATCGAGCAAACTATCAGGTTCTTCAGTCCGGCCACCGCGTTGCAACGCCAGCGTGCGAAGGCGCAGCTAGAGGCAGGCGACAAGGTGGGCTACTGGCGCGTCGGGGCGCAGTCATCGACCAATCGTCGGGCGAGCGGGCAAACACTGGATCAGCCTGATTCCAGCCGAAACCACACCGACCGGGTGACACTTATCCGGGAAGCGCGGTGGCTGGAGGAGAACAGCAGCGTGGTGAAGTCGATTCTGCGCAAGTACCGGACCTTTTCAGTGGGCCGCTTGCAATACGTGCCGCGCACCAGCTCCGAGGAAGCCAACAAGGCAATCACGGCATATGTCGAGCGATGGATGGCAAGCTGCGACCTGACCCGCCGCCACCACTTCCGGGTGCTGGCCGGGCTGGGGGTGACATCGATGAAGCGTGACGGTGACATTGGCTACATCGTGTCGGAGGTGCCGATGACTCCGCTGGACGAAATGCTGAAAATCAGCCCGATCCGGCTACAGGCCATCGAGGCTGACCGCATCGGCTCGGTTCCTAACCGCAACGGGACAGACACTAAGCCGTTTAAACCGCTCAAGCGGGGCGAGCAGGACTTTTCGGGCGTTGTCATCGACGCGATGGGCAGGCCGATTCGATACCGGATCTACAATCGCAGCACGACCGGCGAAAGCATGATGCCGGCGCTCGAAGTGCCAGCGCAGGAGTTCTTGCACTTGTTCGACCCCACCCGGTTAGACTCTTATCGGGGCTTCTCGGCGTTCGATGCGGCAATCACCGACATCAAAGACCTGCAAGAGATCCTCGCATGTGAAAAAATCTCAGTGAAGTACCTTTCTTCAATCAGCGGCGTCATCAACAATGCGGATGGAAGCGCGGATCAGGATGTGTCGCTCGACACGACGCACAGCGACTACATGAGCGAGGCGGATCGCTTAAAAAAGGTGGAACCGGGCGCCATTCAGTACCTTGCAGAGGGTGAATCGTTCAACCCGGTCGATTTCAACCGCCCTTCGCCGACCTTTAACGGGTTTCTTGACACTCTCGTTCGCTCGACCGGGCTGACCGTTGGGCTGCCGTTTGGCTTCATCTATTCTTGGGCAGGCCAAGGCACAGCGGTCCGAATGGAAGCGGCGCAGGCTGCGCGGGAGTTTGAGATGACGCAGCTAACGCTGGAAGAGAAGTTCCTTTATCCGATCGTCATGCGGGTCATCGCTCGCGGTATTCAGCTCGGCCACCTGCCGGCTGTCGCTGACTTTGATGCCGGTGAGTGGCGCTTTCCGGCTAAGGTCACCGCCGACATCGGGCGCGAATCGAAAGCTCTAATCGACGAAACCATGGCCGGGATTATCAGCAAAACGCAGATTGCGGCGGATCGCGGTGAGGATCGCAACATCATTCGCAGCCTGCTACGCGCGGAAGCCATGGAGCTGGTCGAGGACGCCAAGATGGTGCAAGACGCATCTGGCGGCGTGCTGGATCTGCCAACCGCCATTTACATGCTGGAGCGGCGGGCACCTAATGCGCCTGCTATCCCGGCGCCAGCGGTTGCGCCAGCGGAGGACGTGCCAGAGATTGAGGACGAAGAGTCACCAGAGGACGAAGCCGAAGATATTGCCGAGGATGAGGCCGAGGCTGGTAGCACTGATTGACATCGGTTTGGCGTGTATGCCAGTCACCGAAGAGATTCAGACGTTCGCAGCCTTTCAGGGCAAGGTTTCAGGAAACACCATCATGGGCGTTTCCTTGATTCAAGAAGGCCCTGCACTCGGTCATGGGGTGTTTGTGGACAAGCGGTCACTCAACAAGTTTAAGGCGCTGGCCATCGAAAAGGGGCGGGTAAAGGCAAAGCTCAATCACTTCTCTAGTGTCGAGGACACGGTCGGCTACTACGAGAATTTCCGGGTCAGCAAAGGCAAGCTACTGGCTGACCTGACCTTGTTCGAGGCGCACAGCGGAAAAGAGATGCTCCTTGAAATGATCAATGAAATCCCGTCAGCTTTTGGCGTGAGCTTGATGTTTGCAGCAGATGCGCCAGAGTTGGACAAAGAAAGCGGCAACTACATGACCCGCCCGCGCGGATTGTACTCGGCAGACTTTGTAGACACACCCGCAGCCAACGCTGACGGCGTGTTCTCGGCTGATCAGATTGACAGCGAGGAAAATGATATGCCGACTGAACCCGTGGCTTCCACGCCAGAACCTCAAGTTGATTTCTCCGCCATCATCGCGGAGCAGTTCTCCGCCTTTGCCGCTAAGTTCGACGAAGTGGCCGCGCAGTTTGCCGCTGACAATGCCAAGGTTCTTGCAGAATGCGAACAACTCAAGGCCGATCTAAAAGCGTTGCAGGCTGGCAACAGTGACATCGAGCTGCAAGCTCGCCTCGCCGCCGCCGCTCCTGCTCCTGCTGCCTTTGCCGCTCCTATCAATGAGCCGGAAGTCAAGGTCCCAGCCATCTCCTACCACGAAGCCAAAAACCAAGCCATCGGAACAGCCACCGGCCTCGATCGCTTGAAAGCGGTTCGCGCGTTCACTAAAAAATTCCCAACCGAAGCGGCTTACGTTTCGGCCAACTCATAACAACTTTCTTCTAAGACCATGCCACAAGCCAATCTTCTCGACATTGCCAAACTCAACGGCTCCGACACTATCGTCGGGCTGATTGAGGAAACGCTGACCTACGCTCCCGAAGTTCAGATCCTGCCAGCGCGCACCATTCGCGGCACCAGCTACAAGATCGCGTCTCGCGTCTCGTACCCAGGCGTCGGTTTCCGCGCTGCCAACGAAGGCTCGACCCCGACGAAATCGGAGTTCGAAAACCAGCTCATTGAGTGCTATATCCTCAGCGGCGCCGTTCAGGCTGACGTTGCGGTCGCTCGCGCTTATGAGGACGGCGAACAAGCGTGGAAAGACGTTGAGTCTGTCGGCGTCATGAAACAGGCGCTGATTGAACTGGGTTCGCAGGTCATCTACGGAACCAGCGTTGATTCGAAGGGCTTTCCCGGCTTGCAGGCGATTCACACAGCGTTCAACGCTGGCTTGGTTGTGGATGCTGGCGGTACCACCGGCGACACTGCTTCCTCCGTCTACGGCATCAACACCGACACTCAAGGCGTGCAGCTCGTGTTCGGTTCCGGCACCACCTTTGAACTGGGTGAGTGGCGCATTGAAAACGTTGGCACCAGCACGGTCTATCCTGCGCACGTTGCCAACTTGACCGCGTGGGTCGGAATGCAGGTCGGCAGTAAATATAGCGTTGGCCGCCTTAAGGATGCCACCGCTGACTCCGGCGCCGGCGTGACCGATGCCAAACTGGCCGAGTTGCTCAGCAAGTACCCAGTGGGCTACCGCCCGAATTACTGGCTGATGAATCGCCGCTCGGCGTTCCAGCTCCAGTCGAGCCGTTCCACCGCCTTCTCCGCTCTCGGCAGCAAGTCCGCCACCGGCGCCGAAGTTTTCGCTCCGTTGCCACTTGAGTCCAACGGTATCCCAATCGTCATCACCGATTCGATCGGCAACACCGAAGCTCTTACCGCTTAATCCTTAAAGAATCATTACCATGCCAAACGAATTTTCTCGTAACATTCAGGACGCTGACCTGACGAAGGCGCGGCTCCTGACCGCCTCAGACGGCAACGTCACTTCTCCCGACCTCGACCTCGGCACCAACTCTAAAGGGTTTTTCCCTGAAGAGCACGAGCTTGAGGTGCGCATTCCGGCGCTGACTTCTACCCAGTTGGCTTCCGGTGACGCTATTGCGGTGTTGGTTCAAGGCGGCGCTGCCGTCACGCCATCCACCAGCCTCGGGCTCTCGGCCACCTTGTCCGGCAGCGCCAGCGGCACGGTTGAAACCGCCTTCCGCTTCCGCCTTCCTGCCAACTGTCCGCGCTACGTGAACGTCAAGTTCACCAGCTCTGGCACATCCGGCGACATGAGCGCGGTGAGCGCCGCAGTCAAACTGCTCAGCTAGTTTTTGGTGTAGGTGTTGTCATCATCGTGGGCGGCTGACAGGCTTTCATGCTTGTCAGCCGCTTTTTATTGTATGACCTACGCGCAACGCATCGCATCCGCTCATGGACGCATCCGCACCAAGTTCGGGACGGTATCAGACACGGCCATGCTGTACGTCTGGCACAATGGCGCGCAGGTCCGGTGCTACGAATCGACGGGACGCAATCAACGCAATTTACTTGCGTCAATCGTGGTTAAAGACGAAACGCTGACGGTTAATGCGACAAAGGCAGAGTTCACGACCGTACCACAAACTGGCGACGAGGTGAAGTTTGGCACCACGCTGGCAACGGCAAGGACTCTTCGCATCGACAGCATCCAGACTAACACGATCCGGCCATTCTATGCGCTTGATTTGATTGACCCGAACAAGGAGGCAACGGCAGCATGAGCGTGACTCTCACAGTAGAAGATGCGGCGCTGCGGCGTGCTCTTTCGCAATATGCGCAGATGAAGAACAAGACTGATGCCGAGGTGGTCAACAAGGCCATGCGGTATTGGGTACCTTTTGCCGCAAAGCGTGTCATTAACAAAACGCCTGGCGGAAGGAAGATAAAACAAGAATTGCTGGGGCCGGCTAAAGGGCGCTATAAGGCAAAGCGTTCAAAATCGAAGTACAACAACACGGCTGCCATGGCCATTTTTATCTGGCGCCTTAAAAAAAGAGGAAAACCTATTCCTGCAGATCTGACAGAACAAATTGATCGTTTTGTCGGCGCGCGCAACAACTCGGCACAATTCCTTCGCGCAGGCTTTATTCCGGCCTTTAAACAATTTAAAGTGCCAAATCGCAAAGTCGGCACGCAGCGGAATTTTAAAGGAAGAAGCCAAGGCAAGCTGGCCACAGAATCACTTTTTTTCAAAGTTGAAGCATTTGCGCGCAACGCACGCGAAGGAGCAGCCAAGATTGCGCCTGAAGCATTCAGAGAAAGCCTTCCAGAAGTAAAAGCGATTTTCATCAAGTTCATGAACCAAGACATGCAAAGAATCGCAAAAAGCACAGGTTTCGCGTAATGAACACGTATCCAATCAATCCCGGCGACAGGCTGCAACGGCGCATCTGTACCATTCTCACGAATGACCTTATTTCGCTTCCGTTGTTCCTAGGCTTTTCTGCGCGCAATGGACGAGAGTTCACACAGGAGAAATATCCGTTTTTTTCAGTGCAGGCCACAGACAATCAGGAAGTCTTTCCGGGCACCAACGCTTTTCGCGTCGGGATCACTGTTGCCATGGTCGAGGACAGAGAAGAGGCAAACCAGACGTTCGGCAGCGACACACGTCCTAGGCACGAGCTACGGGCTGAGAATCTGAGTGCGCGACTCTTTGGCGTCTGGAATGGTTTGTCATTACCTGATGCGATCAACGCCATCGACAACGGAGAGGATATTTACGTCGTCAAGATGTATGCAAAATCTCAGGCCAACGGAACGATGAGCGAAGACGAGATTTCAACCGAGTACAGTTTCACCGTGGTTTGTGCGACCACGGAACAGTAAGATTGACACACCATTCAATAATATGGCCGCCGTCGATGCAATCATCCGCTATGGGAACATTCCTTCAACTACCTTGTTGAATGAATCAAATCCAACTACGCCAGAGATTCTGGTGCAGTCACTGACCACCACAGCCACACGGGATGAAAAAGCCTACATGGACGCGCGCGGCGTGACTTTTGCGCTTGAGTACCGCAATCCGACCATTTCGTTTGCTTTTGACGGCTATATCAGCAACCGGACCGGATCGCTTTCCAATGGTCACCCTGGCGAACAAGTCATGACCTTGGCCAACTTTACAGCCGACACTTTTGGTTTTGTGCCTACCGACGGCGTTATGGTTTACCTTGACCCAACTCGCTCTGAGACAAACGAAGAAATCGCAAAGACAACCTTTACAGTGAAGCAATATCCATTTGTTTAATGGATGCACACTTGGATTCCTTGTAACGACCTAGACTTGGCAGCAGCCTTTGGCACGATCGGCGTTCCAATGAAACCGGACGTTCAAGTCCGGGCGGACACAGGCAAGGAGTACGTCACCGTCTTTCTGGCGACGGAAAGCGCCACAAACCCGGCTTACCGGACGGGTGAACTGATGAAGATGCTGAAGAGCGGAGATCTTGAAAAGCTCGACCCAGAGCACCCTCTGCTCTATGCGATTACCGCCGTCAAGAACAGGCACGCTGTGGCTCGTGCGGTGCAGGCAGCGGAACGCATGATCTTGATCAGCATCAAGGGAAGCAAGCGGACAGCCTACGTGCGGGAAAATATCACAGGCGACGGGCTTGCAATGGCAGAGCGTTTCCTGCATACTGGCCGCCCATGACGCCACTTGCTGAGAGAAACATTTCAATCCTTGACCTTCCTACGGAGGAAGCCGCAGAGAAAAAGAGAGAAGCCGCCTTCAACAGCGGCTATTCATGGGGCGGGAAACAGTTTGAAGGGCTGACTTCAGCTAGAAAAGATCTGTGGTCATCCTTGTGCCACAAGGCCGGATTTCCTTTGTTGAGTCAGTGCTTTGATGATGTGGTTTTGTTCACACCATTAGCAAAGGCCATCATTTTTGTGTGCTCGACACCTAAAGCGGAGCTGAAGCAGTTGCGGTCACAGGGGATGCAGTCTGTCCTAGATGCTTTTGAGGACTGGTGCGACGAAAAAGTGCCGATCAGGCTGGAGTCTGAAGCCATTTCGCTTGGCATTAGAATCCTGAACGATTCATCTGCAAATCAGTCCGAGGTTCTGCCGGCGGAAGGGGTTGAGGTAAAAAAGCCTTAGCGTATCCGGTCTGGTCAGCCTATTACGTCGCATTAGTGCATCAAATGACCGGGCTGGATGAAGATTCCATTCTGTGGGATCTTCCATTGTCACGAGGATTGGCCTACATGCACGTTTCCTACCTAATGCAGGGCAATGAGACTCAATGGCCAAGCGACGGACGAGAAAGCCTTGCAATGGCTAGTGTTCGTAAAATGCTAAAAGACAAGCCTTGGCGTAGGCTTGACATTTGACAATCAGCAATGGTCTCTCTTGATGCAACACTCAGGCTAAACTCTGCCGACTTTCAAGGCGGGCTGAATCGCGCAATCATTGCGTCAAACTCCGCTGTGTCGCGGATGTCTAGTCAATTTAACACGCTGCGCAATGTGGCGGCGTTTGGTGCGGTAGGCGCGTCTGTCGGCGCTTTAGGTGGTAAAATTACTGAAAGCACGGTCAGTTTTGAGAAGTTCAAAAGGCAGTTGGCTTTAGTGACAGGTGGAGCCGAGTCAGCCAACAAGAAATTTAAGGAGCTGCAAAAGGTCGCTTTGCAACCAGGTATGGATCTCGCATCAACAGTTGATGCGCAGATCCGACTGCAAACGATGGGCTACACAGCGGAGGAAGCCACCGGGCACATTCAAACGCTGGGGAAAAATGTCGCAGCTTTCGGCGGTGGTGGAGAAGAGATGAAAGGCGTCATCATGGCGTTCTCTCAAATCAGCTCAAAAGGCAAAGTGTTTGCCGAAGAAATCAATCAAATTGCGGAACGGCTGCCAACCGTTCGCAATTTAATGAAGCAGGCTTTCGGTACAAGCAATACCGAAGAACTTCAAAAGATGGGCATTTCTGCGAAGGATTTCACAGACAAGATGCTAAACGGGATGGCTAACGTGCAGCCAGTCGCGGCGGGGCTCGACGAAGAGCTGAAGAAGATAAAAATGACGATGGCGTCAATAACTGCTGATGAAAGCGGATTTCTTTCGTCGTTTCTGGGTGGCGTAAACGAAGGGATTACCAAGGCCAATGATTTTCGGAAGGCTTTGATTTCTGTCTATGAGACGTTTTTAATAAACGAGGATCAATTAAACTCCTATCGGGATGCTTTATCGTTTTCCGTAAAAATGCAGGAGAAATTAACGGCTGCTCAATCACAAACAAAAACGGACGCCGAGAAAAAGGAAGCCGACGAAAAGAAATCGACCGCCGACAAGATAAAGCGAGAGGCTGAATACATTAAGACGTTAAACGAAAGGATGAAAGTGATGTCGCTCAGCACTCAAAATGTTGAGGACGATCAGACCAAGCTCGACATGGTAAACAAGGAGATCGAATCCATTTACCACATGAACGATCTTATTTTGAAACTGAACAAGGCAAGAGAAAATGGAACGGCTTTAACTGAAGCCGATGCGACCGCTGTTGGTAGGGCATTAGGTCTTTTGAAGCAAAAAGACGGATTAGAGCAATCTATTCTCGAAAAGAAAAAAGCTCAGTTTGAAAAAGAGGTAAATCAGCAACTACTAGGCCCAAGAGAGCGCAGGGCACAGATGCGTGAAGAGAACGACCGCAAACGAGCGGAAAGGCTTGTGGGTAGGAGGATGTTTGAAAAAGAAGTAAACGACGAGTGGAAGCGAATGCAGAAGGAAGGCAACATTGATCCGTTTATGAACAAGGAAAGATTGCGGCGGGAAATGGCAAAAGAGAAAGTTGGCAATGAAGATCAGAAAAAAGCCAACGCCACTCTTGAAGGTATTTTTAACGTCTTAACCCGTCTCGCGACCGCTTAACCATGCCAATTTCATCCACTGAAACATTTTGGCCGGGATCAACAGATCCAATCCTTGCCGAGAACGGACTGCGCTTGTCCGTGTCCGAAAGCGGATGGGACACGATGACCTTGAAATACTACGCGCGGACCGACACGCCTGCTACGTATGCGGCTACCCACTTCGCCACCGGGATGCAGCCGGCGTTCTATCCGAACATGTACTTCAACGGCGTCAGCATCACGCAGGAGGGGTCAAACATCTACTCGTTTGACGTGCAGGCGGCGGGGCTGCTTGGCGCGCAGGCGGTGAAGAGAACGGTATCGAGCAAGATCCAGAGCTACAAGAGCGGACTAGGCACAGTGCCGGGGACAAGCAACACGGGCGAGATTCAGGGCCAGTACATCAACTTGAGCTGCACGTTTCATCAAGTGACGGAGTTTTTCCCGAACACCGCCACAAGGCCGGAAAACGCTATTGCTCTGGGACCGCTACCACCTCCACCAACAAACCCGTTTACGACAGAGCCGACAACTCCGGTCTTTAACTTTCCGTTTGGCTGGATTCAAGACGGGCTGGAGATTGAGACGATCAACGGCGATGGCGTCTCAATATACCTCGTCAAACAGTCGATGGTCTACATTTACGAATACATGCCAGGCTGATGCTGCCAGAACTTCCAGTCATCGACCCGAAGGTCAACGGCGGACGGTCGGGCTGGCTGCTCAACCGTCTGGTAGATCGCATTCGTTTGCAGCGGCTACTCAGCTCGGAAACGGTCATTATCACCGAGACCAAGGACGGCCAGATTATCGACCGGCTCGGCTCTGGCGGGGTGGCCGCTCCTTTCGCTTTGGGCTTTGCTGTATCGCTCGACGGGACCAATGTGGTCGTCGCACCCGGCAAGCTGATGTATCCGCTGTGGGGTGCCATTGTAGGCGATAATCCGACGCCGGGCGACTGGCAGCGAGAGGTCAATTACATCGGCGGCAGTCTAAGCGGCACAGTGACACAAGTCTGGCTTAGCGTGCTGTGGTCGGAAAGCGACACCACGACGACCGGGCCGCTTGGCACGATCACCTACAACATTTCAGGTGCTGCGGGCGGTCGAGGCGGCGGAGGTGGTGGTGGTGGCGCGGCTGCGGGGGTACAACCGGACATTCGCGCAGTGAGCGGCGCCAGCGGAACAAACGGAGACGATACAGGGCTCGGTGGCGCAGGTGGCATCGTGCTGGATTACAGTACCGATCCACCGACGCAGGTGACAGGGCTCGGTAATAGCTACGGGGCCAGCGGTGGCTCAGGTGGAGCGGGTGGCGCCGGTGGTGCAGGCGGCAGTGTTACGTTTACGCGCGCGACAAAGGGAACCGCGCAGATCCGCAAATGGTCGATTAATGGCATCTCGCTACACACGGCCAAGGGCGCATCGAGCGAAGCACTCTCGTGGATTCAACTGGCTACAATTAGCGGCACCAGTATCACGCAGCACGTAGCGGGCACCATCTCGATCACACCGCCGGCAATTACCTTTATTATCGCCTAATGCTGCCGGACATTCCCAACTTCAATCTTGGCGACGTGTACGTTCTGACTGGCAAAACGCTAGAGAAGATCGTGCGGCGCATCAAGATGCAGACGCCGATCGAAGGCGCCAACATGCGGTTAGAGGAAACCAATGCCGGGATTTTGCTGCACGCTGACCAAGAGACGCAGCCCGCGCCAACGGTCGCCATCAATCACGACTTCAAGGCAACGTCGCCGGGATTTAACACGCTAGACATTACGGCGGGCAAGGTCTACGGCATCGAGTGGGGTACTCCGACTATGAGCAACCCTCTGCCGACAAACTGGCTGGCACAACAAGCGAGCATTGGACCGACCACTCTATCGGTTCCGTCTGGCAGCAGCGTGTGGCTTCGCATTCAGTTATCGCAGACCGACGCAAACATGAGCGGAACGCTCTCATCGACGGGCGCGACAACACTTTCCGTCACGACCGGCGGCGGGGGTGCGGGGGGTGATGCGGGCGGCGGCGGCGGCGGCGGCCAAGGAACTGCGGGCTATTCTGGTATGACTGGAGAGTCCGCATCCGGTCAAACTCCAGGCGGTCCGGGCGTAGGAAGCGGCGGAGGAGATAGCTTTTATGAGAACTCAGGCACGCCAGCAGAAGGTGGCGACGGAGGAGACGGGGGTGCGGGTGGCGACGGACAGGTCAAATCGTTTACGCACTACACAACGCTCTTGATGGTCTTTCGCCGCTGGCAGGTCACATCGGCCAGCCTTGTCGTCTCTGCAACCAAGCCAACCGCATCGCCAGCGACCAACATTTACGTTCGCATCGCGTCACAGACTGACGGAGTGGTGACGCAGTACCACGCCGGGTCTTATCACATAACGCTGCCAGCAGCTACCTTTATCAGCTCTCTTGTTTCCTGATTTTCCCAACTTCTTTGGCAACCTGCACTACTTTCTCAAGGGGAAGACGCTGGCGCTATTTCGCAAAGCCATTTATGAGCAGATGCCAATCGCTGGCAACGGGATCACCCTGCAAGAGACCGAGGACGGAATCATCGTCTCAAGCAAACAAGGCAGGGCAACGGCCACCTCCAGCATTATCGACTTCACCGGCGTTCTGTCAGGAGAGAACGTCGTCATTCAAGGAGGCAAGGTGCTGGGCGTCTCGTGGAGCACCTACACGCCAAACGATCCCAGCAGCGGCGGGTGGACGGAATCGGTGGCGACGGTAGCAGGTGCAACCCTTGCGGTTGCTGACGGCTTCACTATCTGGCTTAAGATCACTTTTTCGCCGACTACCAACCCGGTCGTCGGTGCGCTTTCGGCTGCGGATCAAGAGACGCTCACGGTGGTCGGGGGGACCGGTGGTGGTGGTGGTGGTGGTGGCGGCGGCGGCGCCGGCGGTAGAACAACTGGTGGTGATGGGGGCGACGGGACAGTGGGGGCGGATGGCGTGACTGGTACGCCTGGAGCTGGCGGGGCAGGAGGATCGGCAGGAAGCAATGTGCCTGGATCAGGCGAAGAAGAAGGCGCTTTTGGTGGTGCTGGTGGCTACGGCGAAGGCGGCGAGGAAGGACTAGAGGTCTTTTTTCAAAACTACACCAAGGCCGCCGCGCAGATCCGGCGGTGGACGGTATCCGCTGCCGTGCTGGAGGTGCACGCATCCGCGCCAGCGGCAAGCGCAACTGTTGCATATTTGCCGATGTTGAGCCGATCCGGATCGACCATCACGCACCATCAAGTCGGCAGCGTGTTTATCAGCCTTCCAACCGTGACCTTCATCTAAGATTGACATCCCGCCGCATTTTATGCCGAACATCTTCGCGTTGACGCTTAAAGCGCAAAACAGCTATCCGGGCAACTCGGTCATCCCCTCCGCAACTCAGCAAGTGCCGGATTCGGTCGTGCGTGAAGAAGGTTTGATTTCTGGTGTGTTTGAGGTATACGGCAACAGCACCACGAGCGCCAACACTCTAGCGACTAGCGGCACAACGGTTAACTCGGTGCTGGCAGGAGGGACGGCGGTCGCTCTCACGAATCCAATCACGAATGCCACCTTGGCGTTCAACTACTGGCGCGGGCTTTATATTACCGTGACCCGCCGCGACCCAGCAGTCGCTCCGGCTTCCGTTCGTCCGACCGCAACTTCTACAACTTCGCTAGCCATCGAGGTTGCATCAAAGAGCTTTACCGTAGCAGCCGGGCTTGGTTACATCGTCGGGCAGCGGGTTCGCGCTACCTCGGCAGCCAACGCTGCAAACTTCATGGAAGGCGTTGTCAGCAGCTACAGCTCGACCACACTGGCAGTGGCGGTGGACACGATTGGCGGAACTGGCACCTTGGCCGACTGGACCATCACCGGCCTCATCTGCGCGCAGATCAAGAGCGACGGATTCGGTGGAGTTGTGACCAACACGTCGGTTCCGCTGCCAATTTACGAGGGTGGCTCATTTATCTACAGCACGCCGACCGGCAGGAAATCGGCAACCTCTCAAACGCTGACCGTTCTTCTTAACGGAACAACTGGGCTCAACGTAAACATTTTGGTTCTAGGCTCTTAATCTCATGGCTTCTACCTTCAAACTTTCCACGCTGCTCCAGAACTCCTACGCAGCCAGCGCAGTCCGCGCTCCGATCCGGCATTCGGTGCCAGACATCAATGTTTCACTGGCCGATCAGTGGAGCGTTGCGGCTGAGTTCACCGCCGCTTCCGCCAACACGATCACGATTGGAACAAGCGCCGCAAACATCACGGTCAACAGCGTTGTTCAGCTCGACCCGATCACTCGCGCGACCATTGTCCCTGCTCGGGTGCTGGGCTACATTATTTCGGTGGCAGGCCCGGCCAGCGGCTCCGTTGCGGTGGCTTGCACTGCGTTCGGAAAGATCACGTTTTCGTCGATCAATGTTGGCGTCGGAGGAGTGCTGAACATTTACAACCCGAATGCGGGCAACGCAGCAGCCACCGAGGTCTTGACTATCACGCCTCCTGCCACTGGCTACACGGTCAGCGTTGTCGCTTACGGTTCGGCGACTGCACTGCCATAAACCGTTCTTTGCTGTGGCTCGGAAGCGCGTGAAATCATAGTATCACGCATCGGTTCGACTCCGATCGCAGCAACCATTGACAGACCGAATGCGATCAAGACATGGAATCTGTCACACGCGAACAACTTCAGGATTTTGAGTCAAAGCTCAAAATTCTCGACTTGGTGGTCAAACTAGGCTGGGCGCTGCTGGTCGGCGCATTCATGCTGGGGACGTGGGTGGCGGCAATCCAGATTGCGATTAACAGGCAGAATGAATCGCTTAGGGACGTGAAAGAGGCGATTGGCGTCACAAACACCACAGTTCGCAGCCTAGAGATCAAGGACAGCGCGGACACGCAACTGCTGCGGTCGATAGTCGAGAAGCTCGACAAAATTGACAACAAGCTCAATCCGTAATGCCAGCGCCCGGACATCCAATCTTTGGCAAGCGGCCAGAAGTCCGGCGAGCAGAAGACCTTGCAGGTAGGCCGGTCATTAAATCAAACCCTATTCACCGCGCGACCATGAAGTGGCTTTCCAACAAGATTTTGCCTTTCCTGCTGAACTGGAAAACGACGCTCGCCGGGGTGGCTCTTATTTTGCACGGATTGGGCGCTGTGGTCGATGCGCTGCTGCGCGTGACTGATGGGGTGCCTTTAACGCTGGAAGGGCTGCAATTGGCAACTGGTGAGATCATAGCCGGCGCTGGTTTGATTGCTGCGCGGGACGCCAACAAGTCGAGTCAGGATTCTAAAGTGCGATGAAAACGATTCTCCTTATCCTCGCTCTTGCCTCCTGCTCGTGTGTCAGCATACAGAAGATGCCAGATGACTCGCTCTTTCCCGACAAAAGCGAGGACTGGCGCGACGGGTTCAAGTCTGGCATGATGGAAGGCTTGCTTTTGTCGGTGACCATTCCTTGGTGAGCTTATGAAATTCTTTACATGGTTCAAGTCTTTGTGGCATCGCGACGCGGTTGCCAAGGCCACCGAAACGGCTCGGCTGCTAGTCGCTGGCTTGTCGCATGATCAGTTTCAAGTCATCGTGGACAATGTGACGCTGGCCAGCAAGATGCCGGTGAGTGGCATCGAGAAGGCCATGCGCGTTCAAGAGATCATCTCATCTCCGCGCTTTGTGCAGTCGTACAAGACACCGCCCTGGGTGCAGCAAGGCATCGACTTCGCCAGCGTAGTCGTTCAGCTCGCGTGGGTAGTGGCAAAGCTAACCAAACGCATCTGATGCCAACGCTCCAAGCACTTCTTCACGTTGCGTTCTTCGCGCTCATGACTTTATGCTGGTTTTTCATGCTTGGCTGGATTCTGAGTTCGTTTTCCCCATGACCAAGCACGACATCCAACTGATCCAAGAAAAGATCGGCGCATATCCTGACGGCGTGTGGGGGCCGATGTCGCGTGCAGCCTGCAAGAAGCATCTTGATAGTTTGCTCCCGGTGCCAGTGCAATGGCCAAAACAGGACGAGGCCTCACTGATCGCATTTTACGGCCAGCCGGGTGACGAGAGCAATCTAGTAAATCTATCGGTGGCTGACTTGGGCGTGCACTACGAGAGCCAAGCAGTAAAGACTATCCGCTGCCACACGCGCGTCGCATCCAGTCTGCATCGCGTGCTGACGGCAATCAGCAAGACGCATCCATACGTGCTCAAGCAATACGCCGGTTGCTACAACAACCGCAACATGCGCGGAGGCAGCCGCAAGAGCTTACATGCGTGGGGCGCTGCGATTGACTTAATGGCAGGATCAAACGGCAATAACACTGTCTGGCCAACCGACGCATCCATGCCGCTCGAAGTCATGGAGTACTTTGCTGATGAAGGATGGTTGTCGGGCGGCGCTTATTGGTCCCGCGACAGCATGCATTTTCAAGCCACACGATGACAATTTCCATCATTCCAACCACCGACGACCTTGGGCTGGCTCCGGTCTTTGCAACTACGCCATTGGTCATCACGGCGCCGATTCCAGCTAGTGGTCCGGCGATGGCATCGTATCGGATGGAGCTATGGAAGCGGCCACACGAGAGCGGCAGCGTTGGTGCTCTTCCTCTCGCTTCTACGGCGGGCATCGTGTCAGGAGCAAACGTGACTTTCACGTTCAGCGCGGCGCAAATGGACCAAACGCTAAACAATCAGGTCAACTCCAACAATTTCTGGATCGTGATTGGCGGACTTGATGCGGATGGGTTTCCATACTCGCTGCGTGCTGGTAATCTGGAGATCAAGCCATCCGCTCTATCTTTGCAACCAGACACAGCCATCACGTTCACAGTAGTCAACGGCGTGGCTTCTTACGTTTTCAGCGGAACAACCTACAGCTTTGACGTGATTGCTGGGGCAGCCACAACTTCCACAGATTACCGGGTGATTGATGATGTCGCGTCGTTCGTCTACAACGGCATCCTCTACAGCTACGATGCGGTGCTTGACCCCACGTTCGGCCCGATTGACACAAGCGTCGTCGTTATCGACGAAATGCTAATCGTTACGGCCAATGGTCAGAGCTATTCCGTGCCAGCCGTCATCGCCAATCCTTAAATGAGCACTGTTACCACTCCTACCAACGTCGCAATCGTTCAGCGTGATTCCTCGGGGAACAACGCCTGGGTGAACGTGCTGGGCAGCGCAAATCCCAATAAGTCGCTTGGCTTTTCCTCGGTGGGCGCGGTGACTGCTCTGAGCGTGCCAGTGTTGTCTTTGGAAAACACCTTTTCAGTTTTGCAAAGAATCCAGCCAACCGGTTCCGAGTCTTTGCGGCTAACTCGCGGTGGCGGAGTGAACGACGGTGAAGGGCAAGAGATTCGGTTTCTTGGTGGTATCTCAGGCGCGTCGGGCAGCGGCTTCCTGCTGGCGCATTACTCGCTGACCTCGGGCACATCCACTGCCAAGAACTACCTCCGCTTCTACGACGAAGGCTTGAGCGTGGATAACGCAGCCGCCGCGAAGATGCTGGACATCAACACGACCACGCAAACGGTGGCGGTGACCAGCGAGCTGCACGGAGAACAAACATACGGCAAGCTGCACATCGGCGGCACGTTCCAGACATCCGCTACCAACAACGTGCGAGCATTCCGGGTGACGGCCAGCGCAAACCTCGGATCTGGTTTTGCTTATGCTTGTGTCGATGCGGCTGGCTCGACGACTGGCGTCGAGAACAATGACCACATTGCCGCCGTTCAAGCGCGGGCGACGCATGGGAGCACGGGCACGCTCAGTAATTATTATTCGTTCGTCTCAATTCCAGTAGTCAATGGAGGCGTGACTAACGGCCTAAGCGGTCTTTACGTTTTCAACGCGACCGGCAGCGGCACGGTCAATAACCAGTACGGGCTTTACGTCTCGCCGTTGACCAAGGGCGGCAACAACTTCGCCATCGTCACTGCTGGCACAACGCCATCCTCGTTTGGTGGCAACATCACGGCGCGTGCTTTTATCGGCACTGACGCCGCTATTGCCGCCACTGCGATTGATTGGGCCACCGGCGTCAGTTTCACTAAGACACTCTCGGCCAGCACGACTTTCACCTTTGCCAACTCCGTGCCGGGTCAGCAGATCGTGGTGGCGATTACCAACACGGTTGCCAACTACACCGTCACGTGGCCATCGTCGCCGACCTTGAAATGGTCAGGCGGATCAGCTCCAACGCAAACCGTAGGCGCTAAAACTGACGTTTACACATTCACCAACGTCGGCGGCGTGATTTACGGATCGGTCGTTCAGAACTTCTAATTTAAGCCATGGCTACACTTTACACAGGAACTCTCGCCGCCGGTGCCACTAGCACCAGCATCACCGTCGTCCAGGGCACAATCGTCGGCGTCGAGGTGAGCCAGCCGGTGTACGTGCTGGCCGCCAATGGCGCGATCCTTGCCGAGACAGAAGCGAAAGATGCGATCAACATCATCCCGACGAACACGCCAATCACGGTGAAAGCGAAGGAGCTGAACACAGCATCGAGTGTGGTCACGGTTACGGGTCAATAACGCATGACCTCCAACATCACATCATTCATCGCGCCGGCGCTCCCGGTGCAGATTCCGGTGGCGTACTCGCCGACCGATGAACTGCTGATGATGATTGGTGCGACGCTCGGAGGTGCGGCACCCGCACCCACCTACCACGTTGTCATCGGGCTTGATGGTAACGATCACGTTCTTGTGGACGGCACTGGCGACAAGGTAGTCTACGTTTAAATTTTATGGCCAATCTCAATCTTTCTCAGTTTACCGAAAAGACCTTTGTCGCGGATGCCGACTGGACATTCGTCTGGGATACGGCGGGCTTGATCTCGAAGAAAGTGAGTCGGAACAGCCTGCTCAATAGCGGCACTCTCACGACCTCCGCTCCCGTGACGATCAGCCAGACGTGGAGCACGACGGGCACGTATACGGCGGCTAAAATTGACGTGACGGAGACGGCGACAGCAGCTGCGGCTTCTTTGCTTTTGGATTTGCAAATGGGTGGGGCGCGTAGATTAAGCGTTAGAAAAAACGGGCTAACTTATATCGCTGGAACGTTGGTAACTCCAAATGGGTTAAATATTACAAGCTCGGAAGATGGAGGCAATCAAACCGCTTCTTTTACTACCGATGGTGTTAGGATACCATCACAGTCAGTCATTGGGTTTACTTCAGCAAGCTCTGGTTTTGGTGCTCAGGACACCATCCTCGTCCGCGACGGAGCCGCCAACACCCTAGCCCTCCGCAACGGAGCGGCGGCGCAGACGTTCAATGTTTATGGGACTTATACGAGTGGCACGGTCTACGAGCGGATGTTTGCAAGGTACGACGGGACGGCGCTGGCGTTTCAAGTCGGTACGCAGCATCTAGGTGCAACAGCTCGGCCATTGCAGTTGCTGACCGACAACGCCGCCCGCATGACCATTGGCACTACCGGCAACGTCGGCATCGGCACGACGGCTCCGGCGGCGAAGCTGGATGTGGTGGGAGGCATTCAGTTTAATTCTATAGCAATTGCTCGTTCTGGATCAATCGGAACACTCCCAAATAATACGACCGGTTTATATTTTGGTTACGATTCATCCGGGGATAGATCTTTTATTACATCGGGAACAACAAACGCTTCTGGTGTGGTTTCAGTAAGGAAGCCCGCAATATTTGATTACTCGACTTTTACATTTACCCGTGACGGCATAAATTCTGATCTGTTTATTAACAGCAGCGGCAACGTCGGCATCGGAACGACGGCTCCTAGCTCGAAGTTGCATGTAAACGGAGCGATTATTCAGAAGCCTGACGCATCGGCGACGCCTCCAGCCAATGGAGATTTAGTTGTCGAAGCAACTAGCAACACCACTCTGACGTTTAAACTCAAAGGCACAGACGGAACCGTTCGTTCTGGCACAATAACCTTGGCTTAATCAATTTTCATTATGGCTATCACTCCAGAAGAACCAATCGTCGTCCCAGCCGTCCCGGAAAAAACTTACACGGAACAGTGGGTGTACAACCTAGTTGTCCACGCGCCGACGCTCACCACCGGCAACGTGCGCATCGAGCTGCTACCCTACGATCCCACCACGCAGGAGATCGGACCGGGCACGCTGAATCAGCCGGTCTACACTGATCAGTTGTGGCAGGCCATTAACGAGGTGCCAGAGGTCGCCGTGGCCTTCCAAGCCGTGATTGATTGCGTCGGGCCGCTGCGGACGTGGATCGAAGCTCAGGCTGCGCTTCCTCCTGCTGAGTGACCATTTTGCTGACGCCAGCAATATGGTCTTGATTCCCCTCCTTGCCGCTTCATCCTAGGCGCTCTATGGAACCAACAGCCACATTCACGCTGACCGAAAAAGAAGCGGTCGCACTCTCAAACCTGATCGACATCGCGGTCAAATCCGCAGGCATCCAGTCCGCCGGAGCCGCCGCGCACCTGCATCAAAAACTCTTTGATGCGTGCTCGATCTTCCGCAAGGAGGAAGCGCCAGCGGTTGATGCTGAGGTGGTGAGCTAAGAAATCTCTTCCGCTCGGAGCCGCTACCGGGGCCGCATCCGGGTGAAGCGACCCGCATCTCTTTCACGAGGGATGCGGGTTTTTTATGTACTTTGATCTTTTTTTATTGACGACGTATTCAAACCGTTTACAAATGACGACATGCAGAACGACACAATCATCACACTGCGCTGCACAAAGGAGCTGCGGGACAAGCTCAGAGCCGCTGCAAAAGAGGTCAACATGCCGGTCAGCGTGTTCCTCCGCATTGTACTTAGCCGCATCGTGAAACAACCATAACGCGACCAAAAACAACCAAACGCAACCATAACGATATGAAGCCACAATCAAACAAGAACGACTATCGCCGCGTGTACGAGGCTGCCGCTAACCGTAGAGCACTACAAGATGCCGAGTACCATCGCAATGACGACGGCCTAGGCGGGTGCCTCTGCATCCTAGTCGTCACAGTGCTGGCCATCCTTGTCTACACCGCGCTTTTCTTCGCTTGGATATGAGGCGGTACGTTTACCAAAACAAACGATTTAAGGTCGTCATTCTCACGACGACAGGACGCATCCTGACCAAGGAATACGCAGCTATCAACGGCGGAGCAGCACGCAAGAAGGCGCTATTACCGAACGATGTTGAAAGGATTTTAGCAGTCGAAGAAATACACGAACACAATCAACCAAAATGAAACACTATCAAGCATCAGTCAGAGCAATCGGCGGAGCAATCATCCGCCTCACAGTCAAAGCGCCAGACCAGCGGCTGGCTTTGGCATCGGTCAAGAGGAAGGACAACATTGAGAGTGTCCTAAGTATCACCGAAGTCGAAGCGCCGGCCAGCATGGCCGCAGCGAACAAGCGGTTCTGGATTGTCCTGGCCGAAAGCATGTGCGCCGACACCATCGAGATCTTTGTCTCAGCCAGCAGTCAAGCCAACGTCCGCACCAAGATGGAGATGCACAGCCAGTGCGCGCACATCATCCGCATCACCGAAACTTGCGAAAGCGATTGGCTCAAGCGCAAGAACGCGAAGAAAACTTTGGCATAAACGGCGAGAGTGCCACAAGGCCGAGGGGGAACGGACCTCCTATATTGAGGGCGACCCGGCGCTCTGGCTATCCGCCGACCGGGAATAATTTTGGGAACGCTTGGAATTGGGCGCGGCAGTGCAGGGCCGGGCTGGGCGCGGCTGGGCGCGGCTCGGCTTGGCCCGGCAAGGCAAGGAACTTGGGCTGGCGTCACAACCAGCAAACACACACACACACACGGAACACGGTAACAACACAACAACACTAAAAACATGTATCAGAAAAACTACGCAGTCACACTAACAGGAGCCACAGACCTCCTAATGCACAGAGACAACATCGACTTCGGCGCCAAGACGCGGGCATGGCAGAAAGATCCTGCTAACAAAAAAATGTCAGTGGCCGGAGACGACCGCTCACCCGCATGGAGCTGGCTGTCGTGTCTCTACACGTCCGGCGGGCAGGTCGTCATCGACAGCGACAACATCATGTCGATGCTGCGGGACGGCGGAAAGAAGTGCTCGGCGCCGACAGGCCGGGGCTCGATGAAGGCCCAAACGCAGTCTGGCATCATCTGCAATGAGATCGGGTGGCCGATCACCCTGGCCGATGGCCGCAACATCGACAGCAACGCGCTACTTGCCATGGTCAAGGAGAGCGAGTTCGAGGAGCACGAGAAGGCGGCACAGGAGGCAGGCTTTGTGCTCTTCGTGAAGCGTGCTAGGGTCGGCACATCTAAACACGTCCGCGTGCGTCCGCGCTTCAGCAACTGGTCAGCCAGCGGGACGCTCACCGTGGTCGATCCAAGCATCACGCAGGAGATGCTCCAGCACATCCTGACTTTCGCCGGCTGCTTTTGCGGGGTGGGCGACTGGCGGCCATCGTCACCGACACCCGGCCAGTTTGGGCGCTTCACCGCAACCATCACGAAACTTCCTTAACCACTATACACATGACCCTAGTCACAGGCATTCCCACCAAGATCGACGTCAACAAGCTGATGGATGCGATCAAACCGCTTCAGGAAGGAGACCTTTTCTCCTACGATGCGATTACCAACACAATCGGCGTCGAGCGCACCAGCAAACGCTTTCAGTCAGTCATGGGTGCATTCCGCAATCGCTTGATGCGGGAGCGCAACATCTACCTCGTGTGTGAACCACGCGAAGGATACCGCTTGGCCGATCCGGACCGCCGCATTACGGTGGCTGCGAACAAAGTCACTTACGGCAAAAGAATGATTTTCCGGGCGAGCAGTCTGGCAATGACAACAGACACCAACCGCCTGACCGGAGAGAACCGCAAGCTGCAACAGCATCTGGCAACGCTGCCAATCCGCATGAAGCTGGCCGCATTGACTGCACCAAAGGAGATCGACTAAAATGACAACCCCGGAGGCATTATTCGGAGCGGTGCCTTTCGGGCGCGTGGATTTTGGCTTGGCGGGGCGCGGCTTCGCACGGCGGGGCATGGCAGGGCTTGAGCGAGGCGAGGAATTTGGCGGGGCTTGGCGAGGCCTGGCGGGGCGGGGCGAGGCGCGGCAAGGAATATGGCAAGGCGCGGCCTGGCACGGCTTGGCAAGGCACGGCCGAACTCGGCAAGGCAAGGAATATGGCAGGGCCCGGCAAGGCTGGGCGCGGCGCGGCAGGGCACGGCATGAGCGTGGCATGGAATCTGGCGAGGCGAGGCCGGGCATGGCACGGCCGGGCGCGACGTGGCTTGGCGTGGCTGGGCAAGGAACAAGGGCGGGCACATCCGCAAGAACAACAAACCAACACAACAACATGGACAGCGAATCACTACACTCCAACGCATTGATGAACTACGCCGGGCTCCTTTACTCGGCGTACATGAAGGAAGCGCGCGCGCACCACAACATGACCACGCCAACATGGGCCGACTTCGTGTGCGACCCGCTCAACAAGGTGAGCGTGTTTTGCTGGGTCGAGGTCGCACGGGCCGCACTTAAGATCGAATCGGAGGTGCGAGATGCGCAGTTATGAGTGACGAGCCAAAACCCCAGAGGTGCAGCGACTGCGTGAACTTTTGGAAGACCACCACTTGTCCCGCCGGTAGATGCACAGTCCCGCTTCCTTGGTGGGCTGAACACGCGCTGGAGCCGCTGACCCGAAAGGGCGACGAGGAGGAGTTTTGCGAATGCTTTGAGCCAAAGCCATGAACAACCAAGAGCCACAACCCAAGTGTTGCAGCGAGTGCATACACTTTAAACAATCCCTGCCATATGCGTGGGGAAAATGCACAGTGGATCTTCCTTGGTACATTGAATGGCACGATACAACAATTCACCCACCGGAAAGAAAGGCTGAGGAATGCGACTGCTTCACACCCAAACCATAACCATGGCCACCCACTACCTAATCAATGCCGAGGGCAAGATCGACGGCATCATGACCCTGGCAAATATCTACCAGTTCAAGGGTTTTACCTTTGAAACACACCGCTACCTCGGGCCTCAAAGGCTGAAAAAGAACTTTGACCCGGCTTCCCGCATGGGCCGCAAGTTCTTTCAGGTTTACGACGAATGGAATAAGCTCACGCCCGAAGAGAAACTTAAAACCCAGATCAACCAATGACCACACCAACACCACGCACTGATGCCGTCTGGAACGCGAACACCGACATCGAAGGCTGCATCACCAACATCGAGCCAATCTATGTGGAGATGACCAAGATGGAAGAGGAGATCAGTTTCCTACGCTTCCGACTGCTCGTGTTGCAGTGCAAGACCGGCCCGGCGACGACGCAGAAATACGCACTTAACTAGCCATGAAAAAACACACGTTAACCCCACGCACCTTGGCTGTTTACGAAGAATTTGTAGCTACAGACGCCAAGTTTTTAACTGCGGATGGAACCTACGACGGGCTTAAAATCTGGCGCGTCATGGAGCAACTTGAGCACGAGAACATTGTGCTTAGAGGCTTGCTCGTCGATGTCCTAACCAAGCTGCCACATGACCACTAAACAAGCACTCATCGACCTCATGCTCGAACAGCGGGAGATGATCATTTTGCTCAATGAACGATTATTTCACAACTACCGCATCAACTCCAAAGCCATCGCTCTGACGCACGCAGAAAAGAACTACTGGAAGGCGCGGGCGGAGAAAGCGGAGGACGAGCTGATCGACCTCAAACTGTTTGGGAAAACACAACCACATGAAAATCTCTGAACTCATCTTAAAATTGGAACAGCTCAAGACCGACCACGACGACATTGATGTCTGCTATGCCGATCATTCAGACGGTTGCTGGTGCGACGTAAACGAAGTTGTACCCAGCTATCCGTATAAACCTTTGACTTGTGTTGAGGATTCATCACAACCTGCTTGCCACATCACGTTAAAATAATATGACCACAACCAAAATGAACTACTACCACGAAACCACGCACATCCGACCACGGGTGTATTGCGCCGACGGCGTGTCACTTAGCATCCAAGCCAGCGAGTACGCCTATTGCCACCCAAGACAACGATATAACCGCCATTGGACCACTTACAACTCCGTCGAGGTCGGCTACATTTATGACAAGAACACTCAGCCGTTTTCGCCTCCAGACATTTGGAGAGAGTATCAAAGCGGTAATGACGAGATCTGGGCCTACATACCCGTCTCCGTAGTCGAAGAATTTATCGAAGCGCACGGCGGAGAAGTTGAAGCGCCGCTTGATCCTTTTGTGGAAAAAATCATCGAGTAAACAACCATGACCCCAATCTCTGACACCGTGCAAGCGGCTATTTATTACGCAAGGTACACTGACTCCGACCTGTCGGAGTTTTGTTGGGCAGCAGACAAAATGGCACGCGAAGTAACGAAAAATGACCAAGTGCGAGAAACCCCAGTACTAGCAGCCGCCGCCCGGATTCTGGCTGCGGAAGTGGAGCGGCTGCGCGGGGAATTAAACACTAATTAAACACTAATTAAACACTAATTAAACGCGAATTAAACGCAATGACCAAAACACCTCAAGAGCTGGCCGACACCGGAATGTCCTGTCCTGTTTGCGGCAAAAAAGCAGTAGTAAAAGCCTACGGCCCGTTTTTCACTCCAGATAAGGTCTATAGAAGTGCGATGACCTGCCCTGATGCCCATTGGAGGGGGCGGATGTGTGCAACTAGCAAAGAAGCCTTAGAACAACAACCATGACCAACACGCCTCAAGAAAAGCACGCGCAAGGCTACGCATATTCCAAGTGCTGCCAAGCTCCAAC